TTGCAATTATAACAATTTTGTTATATAGTAAATGACGTACTAGCTACGTCATTTTTATAAGTATAGGGGATTGGTCAAATGGTATGATAGGGGTCTCCAAAACCTTTGGTGGGAGTTCGATTCTCTCATCCCCTGCTAGTTTTATTAAATGGTGATATGCCGAAAAGCCGCATAAATACTGAATGAAAGGAGCTTTTTGGATATCATCATTTTTCTTATAAAATCAAAAGGTAATCACAGAAGTAATCAAAGAATGTTTGTAAACGCCGTAAGGGCGTTATTTTTTTACTTTAGAATGGCGGATAACTGTCTAATTTATGGCGGTTAATCCGTCTTTTTTTATGTCAAAATATAATCAGAAAGAGAGGTAGCGCGAATGTTTTCAGATGAAATTAGAGAAAAAATCTTAAGCAAAGAAGAATTACAGAAACTTGACTTAGTGACATTATCTCTCGTTATCCACGCAATTGAAGAAGTCTTGGAGGAGGTAAAAGATGATAAACAATCCTTATCAGACAACACCTATGATGAATAATAATTATATGCCTATGCAGAATCCATATGCGGATAGAATGAACTTTTTACAAAATTATCAGCAGAGCTTACAACAGCAGCCTATGCAGATGAATCAACAGCCTATGCCACAGCAGATAGCAGGCATTAATGGAAGAATAGTACAGGCAGTTGAAAATATCAACGCTAACGAGGTCCCTATGGATGGCTCGATGGCATTTTTCCCGAAGCAGGATATGTCGGAGATATATGTTAAGGGCTGGAATGCTGACGGAACTATCAACACGATTGTGTATAAGCCTTATACAGCCCCTAAAGATAGCCAGACAGTAAATTCTATGGCTAACGCAGAAAATGCTAAATTTACCCTATCAGACGAAAGCACACAGCTATTCTTAAATAAGTTTGAAGAGTTATCAGAGAAAATAGGACAGTTGGAAGATAGGTTTGATAAATCTTTAGGAACACAAAGAAAAACTTCACGAACACAAAGCAAAGGCGGTGATGAAGAATGAACCCAATTAACATTTTTCAGATGATGAAAGCTGGTCCGCAACAGTTTATACAGCAGATGATGGGAAATAGTCAAATTATGAGCAATCCTATGATGAAAAACACTATGCAGATGGCACAGCAGGGCAATATGCAAGGCATTGAACAAATGGCTAGAAATTTATGTAAGGAAAAAGGATTAAATGCAGATGATGTATTTAATCAGATAAAAAGCAGATTTAATAATTAATAGCATATTAGATGTCTTTGCAAATTACCTGGGTGACATCTTTATGAATAAATTAATGGAGGTAACTAATATGTTTAATTCAAATTGTGCCAGTGTGCCACTTGTTGCAAATATTGATGGCAACAGTAATAACAATGGCTGGGGAGATGGCGGATGGCTTTGGTTCATTGTTGTAATCTTTGCAATATTTGGTGGCTGGGGCGGTGGCTTTGGCGGATTTGGCGGTAATGGTGGAGCATTACAGGGATATGCGACACAGGCTGACATTCAGAGAGGCTTCGATAATTCAGCGGTTATCAGCAAGTTAGATGGCATTTCCAACGGACTTTGCGACGGCTTTTATGCTATGAACAACAGTATGCTCACAGGCTTTAATGGCATAAATACAAACATTATGCAGACAGGCTACGGCATCCAGCAGGCTATTAACGCTGATACAGTCGCTAATATGCAGAATACAAATGCTTTACAGTCACAGCTTGCTAACTGTTGCTGTGAGACAAGAGAAGCCATTCAGGGCGTAAACTACAATATGGCAACTAACACCTGTGCTTTGCAGAACACAATGAACAATAATACAAGAGATATTATTGACAGTCAGCAGGCAGGAACGAGAGCCATCCTTGATTTCCTGACTAATGACAAGATAGCTACATTACAGGCAGAGAACAATGATTTACGCAGAGCTGCTTCACAGGATAGACAGAATGCACTTCTGACTACAACAATGGCAGCGCAGACAAATCAGATAATCGACGCTGTAAGACCTACACCAGTACCATCATTCCCGGCAAGCAACCTTTACGGATATGCTTACGGATGTGGATGCAATACAGGTTGTGGTTGCTAAACAACTGAATAATCAAGTATCTTAATCAAATTTGCTCGGTTTAATTCTTAGTTTAACTCGGTTTAATTCAATTTAACTTGATTTAACTCAATTTAATCGAGTTAAGTATTGAGTTCCACTCGAAAGAACACTCGAAAGATTATGTCTGCTAAGCAGTATTACTTAAATTTAAAGGGCAGACTTGTATAGTTTGCCCTTATTTTTTAGAAAGAGAGGTAAAGAAAATGGAAATTACAGGAATTTCATTACAAACAGTTGCCGCTGGCGAAGATGTGGCATTCACAGAAACACCAGTTTGCGGTAGTAAGTGTATCGTACACAGACAGGGTAGCGGAATTATCAAGTTGAGAGGTATTACAAATCAATGCAAGGCACGATTTTTAGTATCGTATAGTGGCAATATTCAGATACCTACAGGCGGCACAGTAGAAGCCATTTCGCTTGCTATCACAGTGGATGGAGAACCTTTACAATCTACAAAAATGATAGTTACTCCGGCAGCAGTCGAAAACTTATTTAATGTATCGGCACAAGCATATGTTGATGTACCTTGCGGATGTTGCAGTACAGTAGCGGTGCAGAATACATCTACACAGGCTATTGAGGTACAGAACAGCAACTTAATTGCTGTCCGTGAAGCGTAAGGGGGTGTAAGTATGCACATTGAAAGAATCCATAAAATGATTGAATGTCTTACAGAGAAAGCCCTATGCGAACTTGATAAGGGTATTGAGAATGTCAATACAGAGGAAATGGGTGAAGCAGTCGATATGATTAAGGACTTATGCGAAGCAGAATACAAGGCAGTTATCGTTAAGTCTATGAAGAAAGCTGATGAAGAGGAAGAAGAGTACAATAAGGAGCTGCTTAGAGCCTTAAAAGACGAATATGGCGAAGAGGGTGGCAGAAGATACTATGATGAATATCGCTATATGCGCACTGGCAGATATGCCCCCAAAGGCAAAGGTACTTATGTAGGCAGAAGAGGATACGAAGAACCACCTTATTACCATATGTACCCAGAGCGTGATATGGATAGGGAATACGGAAGAATGTACTATACAGAGCCTACAGCCACACATACATCTGAAAGTGGCTATGACAGAGCAAAGAGAATGTACACAGAAACTAAGGAAATGCACAAAGCTAATACGCCAGAGGATAAGGAGCATAAGATGAAGTCACTTGACAGCTACACTAAGGAACTTGCAAGCGACATTACAGGTATGGTTGCCGATATGTCAGCAGAAGAGAAAAACTTACTTAGAACAAAGCTAAGCACTCTTGTATCTAAGATATAATTCTAAAGGCTATGAGTAGCAATATTCATAGCCTGTTTTATTCAGAAAGGAGGCATACAGATGATTTTTAACATTAATGGTACAATTTGGCACATACAATATAAAAATTCAAATTCAAGCGAATTAAAGCGGTCAGACAACACAATCAGTTTAGGTGTAACTGACAGAAACACGCATACGATATATCTGTCAGACAAGCTACAGGGATTTATGCAACGCAAAGTGCTTATACACGAAGTGTGCCATGCAATCTGTATGTCCTATGATGTGTATTTGCCTATCGAACAGGAAGAGATATTATGCGACTTTGTAGCAACTTATGGAGATGAAATATTTGATATTGTTGATATGGTGCTTGGAGCAGTTAGGAGAGTGGGATAATGAGTATTGATGAACTGTTAAAGATAATTCAAAAGACTAATCCGACTATGACTAAAGAGTTGTTGATATATGAGCTTAGTCAATGCCGGTATGCAAGTAAAGCATTGATTTATACAGAAAAATGCTGTCAGAAAAAATAAACTGAATTTTTTTGAACGCCCCTAGGTATGACATTTTATATTCATAATTTCGATTTTGATAATTTTCAAAATCCGGTTCAGATTTTGTTCAAATCCTACTTAAAAAATTGAAAAAATTTCTCAAAAATTTTAAATGCGCCGTTTCAAATACCCCCGTCATATGCAATTTTGGAACCCAAAAATCGGTTACACAGAATTTCAATTTTTGTTCCTGATTTCGTTCAGATTTGCCCTGAAAAATTGATGAAAAACTTTAACAGATTAAAGCGTTTTATACGAACTTGACCGGCTGTGGTTCGTGCTTGTTTTGACTTTGTGACTTTGTGATTTGCCCTGTACGGCGGC